AGCCTTAATATGAAAAAATGTACAAAATGTGGTATTGAAAAGCCTTTGAGTGAATTTGGAAAAGATTCACACCAAAAATCAGGTTTGAAGCCTAGATGCAAAGAATGTATTGAAAGAGTAAGAAGAAAAAAAAAATTCGAAATAGAACAAGATAAAAGAACAAAAGGTATTTGTAAAACTTGTGGTAATAGATTTTATCTGCGAAGATTAAATTATATTTTTTGTTCAGCATACTGTTATAGAAAACATTACAGATTGAAAAACAAATCTGACATTAAAGTGAAAAAAAAAGCTGCTAAATCTATTGAAACAAAACTATTGAAAGACAATTACATAAAAAAAGCACTTTGTGATAGATCAAAAATATTAAAGTATAAAGACATTACTCCTGAAATGGTTGAACTTAAAAGAATTCAAATTCAAATAAAAAGGTTAATAAAACAAATTAGTTAAAATTTAAAAATTCACACAATGGAAAATCAAAGAAAAATTGAAAACGTGGTTGATTTACGCGATGACTTGATTTCGGTTTACACTGAACTGAAAACTGGTACGATTGGTTTGCGCGATGCAAAGGAGAGAAACAATACTGCTGGTAAAATTCTTAATTCGGCAAAGTTGGAGCTTGAATACAATGTTTACACAAAAACAAAAGCAAAAATTGCATTCTTAGAGCCAACAGTATAAAATTAGGTAAAAATAATTCACGGGTATCCCGGCAATTTATCAGCCTATTGGCTGATTTATTGCCGGGATTTTTATTTGTATTGTTTCTTAATGATTGATTTTAGAATTTTGGCGGATTGTTTAATCCAAAATAAAATTTACAACATGAAAAACCTACTCATTATCGTGTTCCTGATAGCAGGAACATGTTCGTTTGCGCAAATGGTTAATGGGATCCAATTTAAAACGATTGGCTCTGAATACCTTCAAATCTCTGCGCAAACCGCTAAAGTACCGACCGGTAAACTGAGCATCGCTGTTGATTTTGGCCAGGATGTGCGGGATATGCCCGAAAAGGACAACCTTCTCAGGAGTAACACCGGTGATGTAATGGCCTTCAGTTCTATAGTTGATGTGTTCAATTTCCTTGACAAGGATCTTGGTTATGCTTATCTTGATGTTTACTCGGTGGCCGGATATGGTGGTGGCATAGTTTATTACATCATTTTTAAGAAAAAAGCAAAACAGGAGTAATTTGTTTTGCTTCTAAGATAATTCTGCCTTTACTTTGTAGTGCTAAAATTCAAGAATTAAATGATTACGTTAACTCCATATAGGGGAAAACCCCGTAAAGGTTCCGGATGCTGTGAGGCGCCGGCAGTTTCTTGAAACTGTAGCAAACCTTTACGGGGTTTTCTCATGGAGGAAATCAAATGCAAGTATTTTACCGTAACCTTACCGAGGTTGCCAACATCGAAGCAGGCGCGCTCTGGCGCCGCCAGGATAATACGATGATCCTGGTTGTTGAAGATCAATTTGTAAAAGCTTACTACAACCCAAACGACTTCGATCCAGTGAACGAAGGCTGCCAGGGTTGTAGCTGCCATCAGGATGTTTCGGATATGACCTGATTGATGCTTTTTCTGCACGAATTTAAAACGGCCACGCGAAAGCGTGGCCGTTTTTTTTTGCACTAACTTTTTCTATTTTTTTTTAAGTGGCTGATATATAGTATATTATTATTTTTATTACCGCTTTATTGTGAAAATAGACTTATCAAAAATGCTGAAAAAATTCGTGCAACAGTGCGCACAAATATACTGTTCCACCATATGAGGCTGTTGGCGCGGCTTGTAGCCGACTGTTTTTCGTACTATTTTGCACGAATCCGTACTAATTGCACGAATACCCGTTTTTGTACGGTTTTAAAAATGTTAATGTATTGATATTCACCGGGTATAAGTATTTAGCGCACTACTTGCACCCCTGCACGAAAATTTTGGTAGTTACAGACAAGTCTCCAGTGGCGCGCGTGTGTGTAAAAATGGATCCATATTTCCCTTCTTGCCTGTTTTTTTATGTTTAATGAGACCGGATAAATCCATTTTTTTTATCTTTGCCTTGCCGCGATGGGAATTAAAATTTTAACGAATTGCCGTCACCCGTAACAGTTAAGCTTAAGATTAAGCCGTACCTCAAAAAATATCTTCTCGAAAAAAGTATCAATAAAGAGGAACCTCTTTTGTTCGACCGCAAGGATGAATATGGCGATCTTATTTTTGGATGCCTTACGAACCACAATGAACAAAAATTTCTTTCGATTACCGATAAGGAATTTGTTTATGCTTATTTTAATAAATATTGGCCAAAAGGTGAGTGGTGCGAAATCCAGCTTCCATACAACCGGAATTTTAATGTGCTTTACAAAAACTATTTATCTGATCATAATAATCGAATAATTGTCGCTGAAATTACCTCCCGGTTTTATCTCGAGCTTAACAAGTACCTTGTATTTAATATTGATAAAGGTGTTGATCGAAAAATCATTTTAAGGTATTTCTTAAATCTTTACAATATCACCGAAGATGAATTGAATTTTGATAGTATTTACCGTCAATCTTCACGAATGCTGGAGTGTAAAACAAGAAAATTTTATTATTTATTTCGTCACATAAATGCCGAATTTGTCCTATGAAAATAAACCGCCATTCAGGCTTTAATTTATCCGGTTTGTCCCGGGTAAGATTTTGTTTAACCTCGAAGGTTAAAAAAATATCACCGCCGGATTCCAGCAGGCTGGTAAGTGTCGAATTGAAAAACAATTTCGATTTCGATGAAATCTATTTTACACCCACCACCGAAGATGTGAGCATCGAAGCCCGAAAAGATCAGGGCTATGATGTAGAAGTTAAGCTGATCAATCCAAAGCTAAGCGAAACAAACGCCAAAACCTTCGCCGATCTCGAACAAAAAGATTTCATCTTTCTGCTCACCGACCAGAACGAATCGGTTATGCTGGTTGGTTCGGTTGAATCTCCGGCCAGGTTAACCTACAAAATGAACATCCCTGGAGCTGGTAGGAATCAGCGGACGGTTGTTGTTGATGCAATTCATGATGTTGAACCTTTCTATGTCGAATCAACAGTGACCACCGCCGGTGGTGCTTTTTCGGATGCTTTTTCAGATGATTTCGACATTTAGCGGCTTCCGCAAGTCCTTTATTTAGAACGTTTCTGCCTTTAACATTGCACCAGATAAATTCTGATGCAATGAACTTTTCACACATTCTCTCTGAAATCTTACGCGGCCAATGGGCCATCGAGCCACAAACGGCGCTGTCGCACAGCTCGCTTGTGGCTTCGCTTATTTCAGGCAAATCAGAAAACTTTCAGCCACGCTCCGAATTCAATCATTTAGTTTCGGCTGGTTCAGGCATCGCAACTACTTCTAATTTCAAAGATGCGCCGGCAGGATCTGTTGCCATCATCCCGGTAAAAGGTACCATGATGAAATACGGAACAATGTGCAGCTATGGTACCGAAGAAATTGCAGCGTATTTTTCAGATGCACTTGCCTCCAAAAAAATTGCCGCAATCGTGATGGACATAGATTCGGGAGGTGGTACAGTAAATGCTATCTCACCACTTGCCAACCTTCTTTCGTCAAAATCGAAACCCGTTGTTGCTTTATGCGATACGGCTGCAAGTGCAGCCTATTATGTTGCTTCGGCTTCCGACCACATCATGGCCGATAACAACCTTTCGGCAGGATTTGGAAGCATCGGGGTAGTTACCTCATTTGTAGATATGCAGCCTTTTTACGAAATGCAGGGTGTAAAATTCCATACCATTTACGCAAAGGAAAGCAAAGATAAAAACCTGGCATTCGAAAAAGCCCTGAAGGGCGATTATGAAATGATGCAGGACGAGATCCTTTCACCACTTGCCAGGCAATTTCAAAACCACGTAAAACAATCCCGTGGAACGAAGCTCAAAGCCGAAACTCCAGGGATCCTCACGGGCAAAATGTTTTTCGCCGAAGATGCCCAGGAGATTGGCCTCATTGATTCGATTGGCAATATGCAAAAAGCGATCGAAAAGGCTTTGCTGCTTGCCGACGTCAAAAAATTCATGAATTCTTAACCAACACCCAAAAAATAAAATGTTAGATAAAATCAAATCGATCGCTATGATGATCCTGGGCATTGAAAAGTTCAGTGCACAGGATGGCAAGATTTCATTTACCGAAGAGCAAAAGCAAAAGCTTAGTGCTCAGTTCGGTGATGGATTCGCCGAAAAGTTTCAGGCACAGCTCGAAAAGGAGCTTGCCGATACTTCTGCTCAAGACAAGGCTGCCGCTTTGCAGGCAACAATGGAAACCATGAAAACTGAGCAAGCAAAACAGATGCAGAATATGCAGGCTGATTTTGATGCTTTTAAAACGGATGCAAATGCTAAAATCGAAAAACTTAGCAAAACACCCGAAGCCGACGACACTATTCCACAACCAACTACAGGAGGAAAAAAGGTGCCTTTCAAAATCAACATGAAGCACGCCCACAACCGCTGGGCAGAAGCTAAAATGAAAGCAGAGGGTGGCGATATCGTGATGACAGGAACCACCATCGACGTTGGTGACCTGAAAACTGAGTTTGGAACGTATATCAGCCAGACCGACCGTCCGATTGTTGCCACGCTTACAGCTCCAACAGCATCAGAAAAGTTCATGACAACCAAGGTTGCCATCGAATACTGGAGAGCCTCAAAATCCGAAATCAATTCGGTGGTACAGCAATTTGTTGCCAAATGGACGCCTTTGGGAAAGGCTGCTTTTACGCCAATCGAAATTCAAAATAGAAGGCACAAAATCAACGTCCCGATTACTCCGGACGAAATCAACCTTTCCTGGTTATCTTTCCTGTATGACGAAAGACAGACCCCGGCTGAAATGCCAATTACGAAGTACATCATCGAAAAGCTGATCCTGCCAAAGGTTGCCGAAGATCGTGAACTACGCTTAATTGGTACCGGCGTTTATTCAACAACCGGACTTAACGATGCTGATGGCGAAGCCGGACAGCCAACGGGCCGCTCGATGGATGGTTTCCTTACCATTCTCAAAAAAATGTACGAGGCCAAGCTCACCACTTATGCTAATGTTAACTTCATCAACTTCTCAGGTGTTCCGGTAACTTCGGCCAATATTCAGGACAAGATGGAAGAGTTTGTTGATTCGATTGATGAGATTCATCAATCAATACCGATGAACATCTTCACTTCACAAACCTTGTACAGACAGTACAAACGTGCTTACCGCGATGCATTCCCAACCACCAAAAATGCTGATGGTGGAGATGATTCGATTGACTTCTCAGTACAGCGTTTACAACCGCTGCCATCGATGGCCAGCGCAAAACACTTCTTTGCAACACCAAAGGAAAACTTCATCCGCTTGCGCAACTTGAATGATGGCGCAAACAAAATTTTCCTGCAAACCGAAAATTACGACGTGAAGGTGTTCGCCGAGTGGTGGGAAGCCGTAGGTTTTGCGATCCAGGAAGCACTGTATGTTTACATTGATGCGCTTTCGCTCATCAACGAGTACCGCGCTGCCGATGATGCAACCAACCTTACAACTTACATGCTCGAAGATGCCGGTTGCACCGCTGTTTCGTCGGCTAAACTTGCCGGATACAAAGCAGCTGTTGCTGCTGCAACTGCCGACTATACTGCAACCACCTTGCAAACCATGGTAACAACCGTGATTGCTGCGTAAAAATATTTAAGGTCCGTCCCGGTGACTGAGCTTGCCGAAGTCCGGGACGGCCTTAACTCACCTTTAAAATTTTAAGGAAATGACATACGTAAAAACAAGCGTACCAAAGCCAGGAGCCAACAAAGGACTTGGCGGTAATAAAAAATACAACATCACTTTTTTTGATTTTGATGATGTAGCTACCTTTCCAGCCCGCGATGCCAGTGGCATTGTAATTGCCGGAAATATCGAAATGAACCCGAACGCCTACATGATTACCGTGTATGGTACCATCGACACTATTAAAAATAATTCAGAATCAGGTGGAGATATCGATGCTGAAGGAATTACCCAATCGGTTATTTTTAACCATCCTGGTAATGAAGTAGAAATTCGGGAGTTTCGCGCAAACTGGCTTAGCCGCAATATTGGAATCCTGGTTGAGCATTGTTCCGATTCGACCGTTGACCTTTACGGATCTCCATGCGCTCCTTTGCGTATGGCCTTCAAACATGACGAAGACAAAGAAAAAAACACAACTGAGTTTACTTTGAAATCGTCGAACAAAGGACCCGATGTTGCAGACTACCAGGGAACGATTACTTATGCTGATGTTGTAGCAACCATTGCTGCTGATGCTACTTCCATTGACCTTGCAACGGGTTCAGGACGTTACCAGCTTACCGATGGCAGCGCTGCTGCAGTAACCTTAACCACAGGAACAAGGGCAACTTCCGGAATGAAGTTTACGCTTGTGGGTTCTGGTGGGACATACCCAACCACCATCACAAAAGCAAACGACTTCCTGCTTGCAAACGGAACAACCTGGACGGCTCTGGCTGGTTCAGAAATAACATTCCAGACTTTCAAATCGGATACTGCTGCCTGGAAATTCCTCGAACTCTCACGGAAATAACCCGACATAGAGATTCTTTCATCGAAGCCCTGCCTTGTGCGGGGCTTTTTTTTCTCATTAAATCACTAAAGAGTACTATGTCCGCTTCGCTTTGTTTATCCCGGCTTCGCCTTTGTTTTTCATCAATGAAGCACCAGAGAGTACTATGCCCGCTTCGCTTTGTTTATCCCGGCTTCGCCTTTGTTTTTCATCAATGAAGCACCAGAGAGTACTATGCCCGCTTCGCTTTGTTTATCCCGGCTTCGCCTTTGTTTTAAATATTTTATGTCCTTTCGGACATTGCATTGTCATTGCATCTTTGATGCATGAAAGAAAAAATACCAGAAAAAACAAAGCATACTCCTTTAGTCAGGAAATTTCCAAAATACGGGAGAAACGAACCTTGCCCTTGTGGCAGTGGCAAAAAGTTTAAACATTGCTGTGAGCTTGCCTACAAGCTCAATCTGGCTAAGAAAATCACACAAATCAGACAAAATCACATGAAAGAACAAATTATTACTTATCTGCGCACCGATCGTAGTTTTGAATCAGGCGCCAGGCTTTATCACAAACTTGGGCATAACCTTGCCCTTATCAGAAAATTCAACATTCAGGGAGAAAGCAAATCCAATCTTGAGATGCTTCACTACCAGTTATGGAAGCTCACAGGATTGCCTGAAAAAGAATTTAATGATATCATGATGCAACCGGTTTCAAAACCAAAACAACCGGAAAACATCCTAAAGCAAATTATTGAAGCTGCTGAAGCTGCTCCATCAACAATTTCAGTTACCGAAGCTGTAAAATTTAAGCTCCGGGAAGAGTTTCCATTCCTGGCTGATAAATCCTGTCCGGATGCTTTTAAAATCCTGGTTGCCGACATGATGACGGCTCATGACAATTACATACAGGCTCACGAAGAACTGTTCAATATAACCAACGAACAGGAAGCCTTTGATGCTGCTGATACACTCATCAACAATTACCTGGATAACCAGGCAATCTGGAAAGAGCTTAATCATTATAAAACTACCGGAGCCATCCTGGGCAAGCATCCTTACTTCCAGGATCAGAACCGCCAGAAGGAGCTGACTGCTAAAAGTGTTCCAGACCTGATGATCATGCTTCGAAATATCGAACATTCGATCTGGCGGGTTACAAAGAAAATGAAAGACGATCCCAAACCGGAACTTGTTGCCAAGCGAGAAAAAACAATCCGGGATTATGAACGTGACAAGAAGATCATCAAATCGTTGCTGAATCTTAATGAATAAATTCTTTTCGATAAAAGATATTACCACAGAGGCTGATCCGGTTCAGGAAGATAAAAACGCCATTCAGCCGCTCAGGTTTACCGGCCTTCATGATATGAAGGTCGGTAACCTTTCTGAATTGATAAAACGCTATCCTGATGACCAGGAAGCTTTTTTTATATGGACAGTGAACAGCTTTAATGCATTCACCTTTATTCCTTATCTTATCAAAAATTCAGGAACGATCAAAGAACTGATCATTTCAACCTATTCCATCAACATCAAAATCATTGATGCTTTATCCGGGTATCTTCATAAAGGACTGGTTGAATCGGTTTACATATTAATCAGTGATTCAGCTAAATTCCGAATTCCAACGGTGATTGATCACCTTGAACAGTTTGCCTCAAACAACCAGGATAATGTTACTGTTCGCTATGCCTGGAACCATTCGAAGGTGACGCTGATCAGGACGGGTGAACATTATTTTGTTATCGAAGGATCCGGCAACTTTTCTGAGAACTCGAGGCATGAACAATACATTTTCCTAAACGCTCAGGAGATATTCAATTTTCGCAAAAAATGGATAACTGATGAAATTCACGGACGAACAACTTAACGAAATTGAGCAGCTTGCTGGGCTAAATTACAGTGTGAATCAGGTTGCTATGTACCTCAATGTCGAGATACAATTAATCAAAGATGAATATCAGAATAAAGATTCTGAATTCAGATATCATTATGAGCGTGGGCAGCTTGTTTCACAGTATGAAATTGATAAAACAACTTTAGATTCCGCCAAAAAAGGCAACATCACTGCACAACAGCGATATGATAAAAAAGTCAAAGAAAACAGACTCCGTCAGGCTAAAGAGCGGATTTTCGGAAGAGATTGAGCATGTTGACATTAATGTACTTCAACATTACATTAAAACAGGCAAAACAAAGGCGATGCCCGCCAACATGGTCAGGTACCTCGAGATTATCGAGATCATCCGGGCTATGTATTCAAAATACGAAACAAAGAGTTTTATCATCAATACCCTGATGACGCCGGTGTATGGTTTCTGTCGGCGTGATTCCAACCGCCTTTATTATGATTCCCTTAATTTCTTTTTCGCCGACAACGATGTAAAACAAAAGGCCTGGCAGAATATCTACGCCGAGCACATCGAAAACCTAGCTTATTATGCGCTCGAGCGTGATGAGCTTGACATTGCCAGGCGTTGCTTTATGGATGCCGCAACTATGAGGGGCGTTGGTAAAGACGAAAAGAATGAAATACCTGCAGAGATGCTTAACCGCCCGGTTATCATTTATACCATCGACCCCGAAAAGGTTGGAATCCCTCAGGCTTCCAGGCGTGAGCTTGCCCAGTTTATTGATAACCTTCCTGAGATTTCTGAACGTGAACGTGTTCGTGTAAAGCGGGATGCCGGCATTATCGAAACCACTTTATTCGAAGATATCATCACCAACGATAGCAAACCCGATGATGCTAAAGATTGATGAAGTAAACGCCGAGATCCGTTATGCCAACCTGGTAAAAATGACCATCGACCTGGTTAAACCCAAAAACCTGGTCTTTATCGGCGGGCGTGGTACCGCAAAATCAACTGATATTATTGCCGAACGTTCGATTGATATCTGCTATGATATGCCCAGGGCACCTTTTGCCTTTGTGGCAGACACCTATGTTAACCTGATGTCGAATATTGTTCCAGCGATACTGCTTGGTTGGGAGCGTAAAAAGTGGTTCGAATTTGACCCATCAACAGGCTTCGGGCATTACGTTGTTGACAAGCAACCACCGGATAGCTGGCCTAAACCTTACATCAAAACCTTTGATTACAAACACACCATTTCGACGCATCTGGGTAATAAATTCTTCCTGATTTCGCTCGACAGAGCATCCATCAGCGCGGGTATCTCGGTAGTTCATCATTTTATTGATGAATGCAAGTTTGCCCGGGAAGATCGTGTGAGCAGGTTGTTCCCGACTTTGCGTGGTGATGCGCTGCTGTATGGGAATTCCAACTATTTCATGGGCCAGACTTTTTGCACCGACATGCCCAACCCAAATATGGGTGAGTATGATTGGATATTCAGGCTAGAAAAGAACATGAACAAAGAGCAGATTGTTAAAATTATTCAAACTTCACTTTTAGTAAATGAATTGAATATTACGCTGTACAATGCACAACAGTCGAATAATGAAAAGCTGATCAAAGCCACAAATTTTCAATTACAGAGATGGACCGCAAGGCTCAAGAAGATCCGGCAGGGATCGACATTCTTTTATATCGTAAGCTCCTTCGCCAATGCTGATATCCTTACCCTTAATTATTTCAAGAACCTTTTTGAATCGCTTGATTTTGAAGAATTCAAATCTTCAGTGCTTTCCATAAAAGCAAGCCTCGAAAAAAATGCCCGGTTTTATGGCAATCTCAAAGCCACTCACTTTTATGATGATTCTTATGATTATGCCTACTATGATCAGTTTAGCCTACTCGACAACATCAAGCAAAATAGCCTTGGACTTAAATATGTCAGGCATGATCAGTTACTCGAAGCGGGATTTGATGCAGGCAACATGATGTCTTTGGTGATAGGGCAGGAGCAAGGCTCAACTTATAGAGTGCTCAAGAACATGTACATCCTTTCGCCAGAATGGATCCGTGAGCTTGCTAACAAGTTTCTCGAGTTCTTTGCTAAACATAAGCGCAAGACCTTACATCTTTACTATGATCGTTCAGCAAATCAGTACAGCAAAGCAAAGCAGGACTTTGCTTCAAAGTTCAAGCAGAACATTGAGAAAGATAATGATGGCAAAGCAACCGGTTGGAATGTTGTACTGATGAGCGTAGGACAGTCCAACATAACACACTCAGAAGAGTTCGATCTGATGAATGAGTTGATGGGTGGAAATAATAGGCATCTTCCAAATTTACAGATAGATTATCACGAATGTCGTGAGCTTAAGAGTAGCCTTGAGAATGCTCCATTAATAAAGGATGGCCGAGGCAACATTAAGAAAGATAAAAGCTCAGAAAAACTGGCAGCACAGCGCCTGCCTATGGAATCAACCAACTTCTCTGATGCATTCAAGTATCTCTTATGTCGTAAGAAATACCTGAAGGTAGTGAAGCACAGACATCTTACCACTACGCTTGGTGATGCTAAGATCAGAGGTTGATCTACTGGTTACCTATTACATTATTTATGGTTTAGCTTAACAGTGGTTGCACTTCTGCACCACTGGTGGGGCTGTCTGTCACATTTCGCCTTTTTGGCCTCTCTGTCATGACCACATAGGGACAGGGCGGGTCGTCAATAACTAACGTAAACGCCAACTTTTGAAAAGTTGGCGTTGGTTTAAATCCTGAAAGTTTGAGATTTACTCCCATAATGTGTATTTTTTTAATGCTGTTTTTACAGATTCGCGCCGCTTTTTTCTTTTTGGAAAGAAAAAAGCTTGGCAAAAAAGAAAACTTCGCGCAATGGCTGAGAATTAATTGATGCGCGCCACTTTTTTTCTTTTGATGTAGCGACAAAAGAAAAAACCTGGACTAAAAAAGAAAACCCACCCTGCGTTTACTCAATTTGATGGCAAAGGTACAGCCAGCAAAATATCTATGTAAAGCCCGGACGGACAATGCATTTTTATTTTTAGCTGACATTGCCCGACCGCCCGTTGGGTTTTTTCAGATATTTCTTAACGCTGCGCTAAAATATCTGACCTAAAGGCTTGACTTAGAATTTTTCTTAGCTGTGGTTTCTGGCCATAAATTTTTTAACTCACCGGCGCGCCAGATGCCACAATAAGCCTCCGTGGGCAGGAGCAATAATTATGAAAAAATTTAAAGGTCTTTATGATGCTTTTGTTGAATTTCTTGATGGTCTTTATTTTGAAGGCTACGCTGAACGGCTTAAAGACGAGGATCCTGAATTGTTTTATTTTGAATGGGAACAATATCAGGGGCTTTTTTCTTAAGATTTCGAGCCACGTCGGGGGACGTGGCTCATTTTTTTTATTCGTACGGCATATTTTTTAAAAATCCCGTGAACATCGGGTTCCCGGGATTTTTTTAGGAGCCACCCGCACTATTACTTAAATTTTATGACAAAGGTACAGCCAGTAAAATATCGTAAGTAAAGCCCGATTGGACAATGTTTTTGATTTTTTAGCTGACATTGTCCATTCGCCCGTTGGGTGGCTTCAGAAATATTTTAACGCTGTGCTAAAATTTCTGACCGCCAGGCTTGACTTAGAATTTTTCTTAGCTGTGATTGGACGTCATAAATTTAATTAACCGGCGAGCCAGATGCCAAAATTAGTCCCAGGGCAGGGCAAACACACATGACAAAATCAGAATATCAGGATTACATCAGTGACATCATGGAAATGTCGAACAACGGAGCTGACCTTGCTGCAAAGCATTTGGAAATTGTAGAGATTGTAAGAGTTAAACTGGATGATTGCTCACACAGAGAACATCACACGTTGAAAGACATCCGTGAAGCTCTTAATTCAGGCTTTTACGATAAAGCTTATTTTGAATAATAAAAAAGGGGCGAAAGCCCTTTTTTTATGGTCGTAACTGACAAGGTAAAAATCCCGTGAACATTGAGTTCACGGGATGTTTTTTTTGTGGCTCGCGTACTAACTCTACTGTTACTTAAATTTTCGGCAAAGGTACAGCCAGCCAAATATCTAAGTAAAGCCCGACCGGACAATGTTTTTAATTTTTTAGCTGACATTGTCCGGTCGCCCGTTGGGTGGCTTCAGAAATTTTTGAGGAAATTTCTGACCGCCAGGCTTGACTTAGAATTTGTCTTAGCTGTGGTTTCTGGCCATAAAATTTAACTAACCGGCGAGCCAGAGGCCAAAAATAGTCCGCAGGGCAGCGGCATCATTCTATGTTAAAATCGCGCTCACTGAAAACTCAGTGTTATGTTATTCCCGGGAAACGAGGAAAACGGACTAAGTTTTTTCCTCAATTAACCCTCAGGGGCCGCTGGCTCGAAGAGGCCGGTTTCCCACCTGATTACTTTGTTGAAGTTCATGTTCAGGATGGCAGACTGATCATTGAACCTGTTGGTGTTCCCTGTACCGCATGAACCGGCCTCCCTATCAAGGGGAACCCAGGCTGACAAAAACCCGCTATCCGATAATCTGCCACTGTGGTGCGCGGGTAAAGGCCGGAGATTTCATAATCCATTTTCCGATTTCACAAAATGCCAAGTGCTATAAGTGCGGCAAATGGGATTATGAATCGGTTTTCCGGAAAAAACTTTCACTTCCTACTTAATTTTTAAACCGGCGTGCCAGATGCCAACATAAGTCCGCAGGGCAGCGGCATTTTATTATGTTTCAAGAATCAGGGGCCTCCGGGCCTCTTTTTTTATAATTAGTTATAAAGCTAATATTTAACATCGTTTAACAAAATAAAGCTTGCATATATTAGTTTTATGACTAATTTTACAATGTATTTAAAACGAATAATTAACTAATAAAAATTACGAATTATGAAAACTTTAATCGAAACAACAACAGGCACAATTTCAAGTCAAATGATTTTAGACCACTGCGGCGACTATGCAGGTAAATTTCAAGACACTGCTTTTGACTTACTTTCAACAGTATGTAAATTACCAGAATTTGAAGACAATCAGTGGTGCGACATCATGTTTGACCATGATGGAGATGTTTATGCGATCTGGGCTGAAGATGCTTTGACTTGCTCAAATGCAGATGCAAAATATATTCAGCTTGATCGCGAAGATTGCGAGGCAGCGTTTGACGGTATGAAAGAAAAAATGGAAAACTAAATTTAACTGCTGCGCTATCGGCAATACGGGCAATTTTATGAAAGACGAAGCAATAAACATTTTAGATCAAATCTCAAACCTCATAACTTCATATCAGTATTATGAGGAAGCAGAAGAGCAGGCAGGGGAAAGTATCCAGGAAGATGTTCATGAGTATTACAGAATACTGAATTTTGCTTATGATTTACTAACCAGGACAGCATTAATCAGTTCGATAAAGGTGAAAACACCTGAAGAGATGAAAGAACCTGGCTTTGAGGAAGAATATATTCAAAGTTATGGTATTGCAGCCGATGAGTTTGCTGATTTTTCGTTTGCTCTTGCAACCCAAAAGGGCGAAATTTCGCTTCGCAGATTGCTGCGAACGATGATTAACCGCGCCGGTTTTGGTGATAACCCAATTACAATGAAAGATGTTTGCACGCAAACTCATCAGGGTTATCCGAATATGAGCAGGTACCTTTCCGGAAAACAGTCGCTATCGAGCGATAATTATGAGAAAGCTTTGAATTTTGTTTTAAAAAAATAGCTTTTATCTATTTTTATTTAAAGCCTCTGAGTTACTCAGGGGCTTTTTTTTTATCTCACCCGACACTGAGAGATGATCACTTAAATTGGCTGGCAAAGGTACAGCCAGTCAAATATCATAAGTAAAGCCCGGACGGCCAATGCCTTTTCAATTTTTTAGCTGAGCATTGGCCGTCCGCCCGTTGGGTGGCTTCACGCTTTAAGGCGTGACCGCCAGGCTTGACTTAGAATTTGCCTTAGCTGTGATTTCTGGCCATCAATTTAAATGATTCATTTTTCAAAATTAAACTGGCGTGCCAGATGCTAAAAAAAGTCCGCAGGGCAGCGGCAAATAATTATGACAACCGGATCAGCAAATGCAACTCCGAAAAATGGTTCAGCATCGAAAGCTGACAGTACTCAACCAAAAGTTGAGAACGTTCAAAATGCAACGGCTCCTGCCGAAGTGAAAATTCCTAAACCGGAAGCTCCGGTAATAAAGAATTTTACTTTGCATGAGATTGAGCAAAAGACCGAGTTCCTGAACACGCTTTTTACGAAAAGGATGCGGCTTCACGAAGCTAAACTGAAGCTGGAAAAGTTCAGGATCGGATCGGACGATTCGCTTACGGTTCGTTTTTCGGACAATGACGGGAATTCATTTACCACCGCAAACAAGGAGCCTATTGAGAAAATGCTCAGGATGGTGAAGGATGGAATTTCGGTTTCGCTGATGGAAGTTGAAGCACATATCAAATCGATATTTGAGTAAGCTGCAACTTCGGATTAAAAAACCGGATCCGGTTTTCCGGATCCGGTTTTTTTTATGGGCGTAGGCTTTTTTTGTCCTTTCATCTCCTCTATTATCCTCTTAATCTTGCTCATCATTTAGTATTCACTAAAATTTATTACAAAATGAAAAAGTACTTTGGTAATTTTAAGATTGTGCTGCTGTTTGCAGCGATGCTGGCCTTAATGGCCTTTACACCTTCGGTGTTTCCGGCTTCATCTTCACCGCCTGGTGAGAACCCTTTAGGATGGAACGAAGGGAACTTTCCGTCAACACTCTATCTTATCGACCCTGCTGATAATGACTGGTACACGAAAGGTGACAGCATTTATTCGATGTTCAAAATCAATGACGAATACTACGCTTCAGGTGTAAAGTGGAGCAAATCAAGTATGGGTTTTGCGATGGCCTTTGCAAACGTACACGGCATGCCTGTTAAGGTTGGATTTGGTACTGATGAACAAGTCTATTGGGGAGTTTGCCGAAAAGGCATTATTTACCAACTCTCATTACAAACTACATACAAAGGAAAGTATGATACAAACGCAGTGTTTGCAATGACTGATGAAGTTCTTACGGTGCTCGATAATCCTTATTACTCTTTAAATCCTGTCTGGCCTGATGTAACCGACTTCAAAATTAAACCGCCAACAGCCGGTAAATGGGTGTATTTCAGGGATATTATTTCATACAAAAACATGCTACCGAAATACATCGAATGCACCACAAAACTTACTGTTTGTGATGGGTGCGCCCTGGTGAAATACGGGAAATACTTTAACGAAACAAAGTTGAAATTCAGTGATGCAGATATTGCGAAAGGATATATCTCGATAACAATTTTCGCTCAGCCACTTAAGAATAGCAACTCAAAACAAACCTCCAAAACTTACAAGCTAAGCTGGAGCTGACTGAGCAGCGCCAACATAAAAATAACAGGTCTTTAAAACCTTTGAAATAAATAAAATTGAACAATACAATTAACATTTGGGATGCCATCCGGCAGATGCGCGAGCTGAGCAAACAAGGCGGATCGTTTTCGATCACGTTTATGAGCTATTCCAGGGAGCGCTGTAAGTCGGATGGCATTATCGAAGTTACCAACGCCAGGCTTCGGCCTCAAGATTCGCCTGCAGGCGAATATTCTGATTACATGCTTAATTACGTGGACATTGACAGCGGCGAAGCTTACCATTTTTGGCAACCCTGCCTGATGTATTTTAACCAACAAAGAGTTACGATAAAATGATAGTAAGAAATGGAAACGGTGGGATAATCGAACTGGCTGATGTGGCCTATTCGTTTCATATTGCCAGCGCCGACAATGGCGTTAACGATTTTGAATTCTTTAATGGCAACCTACAGAAGCGCTGGGAAAGTAACCCGCTTTCGGTGGGACCTTACCGGATAGTGCCTTTCGGCGAAACCAACAACCTCCCGGTTGTTTTGCGCGATATTATCGAAGACAATAACCTGGCCGAAGGGATTATGAAACGGCAGCGCGGCCTGATATGGGGACAAGGCCCCGAGCTTTACCGCACTGAGTTTAAAGAAAACAAGCGTGAAAAGATTTGGGTGAACGATCCTGAAGTATTATCCTGGTTAAAATCGTGGGATTTTGAAACCTACCTGCAGCACATCATTATTGATTATTTCCATTCGGAATGCTGTTTTACAAAAGTATTTCGTAATCGTGGTACCCGGATTGGTGCTCCTGGTATGATACCAAAACTGGAATATGTTTCGGTAAGCCGTGCCCGCCTGGAGTGGCCGGATGACCGCTTGAACCCAAAACGCGCCATTATTGGCGATTTTGATGAGGAGATTTACAACTACCTTTCGGCTTACCCGCTTTTTGATGAAAACGACCCGTTTGCCCATCCAATTGCAGTAAAGTTTGACAACATGGCGAGCTTTGCCCGCCGTTTTTATGGTGTTCCGGCCTATTATGGCGCCCTGAACTGGATAAAAAAGGCTTCGCAGATTCCTAAGATCCTGCAGGCGCTCACCGACAATTCACTAAATATTAAGTGGCACATTGTTTCTCCTGCAAGTTATTGGGAAAACAAGAAAGAAATGCTGATGGAAAACTGCACACTCAAAGGTGAGCAGTACAATCCAAAAATGCTGGAAGATTTGAAAGACGAAATTTTTGATAAGCTGGCTAAGGTTTTGGCCGGGGAAACGAATGTTGGAAAGTTTTTCACCAGCGAAAAGGTGATGAACGAATTTCAACAGATGGAAAACTGGGAGATTATCCCGATAGACCAGAAAGTTAAAGATTTTATTGATTCGCAGATCAGCATTGCAAACAAGGCTGATTCGGCAACAACTTCCGGGCTTGGGCTGCATCCTGCCTTATCGAATATTATGATTGATGGCAAACTTGCATCCGGATCAGAACAACTTTACGCGCTCAAACTTTACCTGGCGACCGAGATTGACATACCTGAGCTGATTATTACAAAAGCTGTGAATGCTGCCATTGCCGCCAACTGGCCGGGTAAGGGTTTGAAACTTGGCTTTTATCATGACATCGTGAAAACAGAAGATTCGGTAACTTCAAACGAAAGGGTTAAAAATGCTGTTTAAAACCATCGACGAATTAAAGAAAGCAACAGGTTTCCTGTATGCTCAAAACAATATCGAAAACATAACCACCGACCTGGAGCTTGCCGAGGAAGATTTGCGTGGGGTTGTGGGTGATGAGATTATTGATGCGGCTTTGGCTCACTATGACAGTGAAAATTACGAAAGTCAGAATCCAGTCCCGGCAGATCCGCCGGCAGATCCACCAGTGGACCCGCCAAATTATGAAATTTGGACAAAACTTGTCAAATACATCCAGTTGCCGGTGGCATATTTTGCAATCCATTCTTTTTATCAGAATACAGATGTTTCGCATGAGGACACCGGACGTAAAGTAAAGATTGATGCCGAGCGTGAGAAACTCCCGTGGGAATGGATGCTTGAAAAAGATGAAAAGGCTATCCTTAAAAAAGCACACCGCACCACCGACCGGCTGATCAACTTCCTGGAGCAAAACATTGACGCGTTTCCAGAATGGGCTGGATCGGATGCCAGGAAAGAAATCAGATGCCAGTTTATTGCATCGGCAACGGAGTTTCACACGGTTTACCCGATTGATTATTCGCGCCGGTTTTTCCTGACCATCAGCCCGTTTATCCGTGAAGCCGAACGGAAATACATTAAGCCGGTTTTGGGCGAAGATGTTTTTGATGTGATGAAAACCGCCATGGGAACGCTTCCCGATCCGGATGCCGAGCCACCGGTAACCGCTTATGCAGATACCGACGGCTTGCTTCCGCTTATCCGTGTGCCGCTGGCTCTGTATGCGATGAGTATTGCAGTGACCAGGCTTTCGTTGGAAGTACTTCCCGAGGGCGTTTTCCAGAATCTTGTTTCAGAAAGATTAACGCAAAATGCAAAGGTTCCGGCAACGGCTCAGGACAGGTTTGAGATTTCGAAGAGCCTGCAAACACGGGCAAATGATGAGTTAAGGTTTTTGCAGGAAAAAATCAGGAAAATTGCAGCCGCCAGTTCAGAAACTGAATTTATTGCTGCTGATTTGACACAGGGATTGTTGGAGACGAACAAATTTGCGAGGATGTAGCCTCCCCCCGACCCCCTCCAATTGGAGGGGGAGGAAGAGCCCCCCGCATCGGGGGGTTGGGGGGCAAAAAAAGAAGGAAGATTATTATGACAAAACTTGAGATACCAGCCATTAATTTTGAAAAGGAAATCCCGGCAAGTTTCGATGAAATGAGCAGCGAGGAGTTTATCCGGTTTGCACATCTTTACCTGGAGCTGCAAAAAGGTGCCATAACTCTTAACCATCTGAAAACTGAAATGGTATTCCAGTTCCTGGGACTGAAATACAGCAAATGGCGCTTCGAGCTGATGCTTGAAGAGGACAAGGCAAAGATTTATGAGAATATTTACCTGATCAGTGAGAAACTTGATTTCTTGTTCGTGCAGGAACCCACCGACGACGGGAAAATTAACTTAAAAGTTAATTTCCCGTTCACCAAAAATCTTATCCCGAAATATCAGGGCTTTATTGGTCCGGATGACATCATGAATGATGTTACATTTTTGGAATACAAAAATGCGCATGTTGCAGCCATGGAGTTTTTGAAATCGTCGGACGAGACTGATTTAAACTGGTTCGTGGCTACGTTATATCGGAGGCCATGGCTGCGATGGCTTAAAAAACCGAGCTATGACGAGTTTAAAACCAAAAAAAACGCCGAAAAAGTAAGTTGCTGGCCTGTTTCGGTGAAATATGCCATACTACTTAATTTTTTAGCATGGGAAGAGTACATCCGGACGGGCACTTTTACGATTGATGGCAACGAGATTAGTTTTTCGATACTGTTTAAATCGTCTGGGGATGATGAAGGTAGCGATGCCGGAACCGGATTAACCGGCCTGCTTTTTACGATAGCCGAAACCGGAGTGTTTGGAAACGTGAAAGCTACTTCGGAACAGAACCTGTATGATATCCTTTTCAGGCTTTACCAGGTGCAGCGTGAGAAAATGGAGATGGAGAAACGAATGAATAAAAAGAAATGATAACGATTGCACAACTTGCGGCATTTGCTGCGCGCCTGAAGGATAACACCGATTTGAATCATGTTATCCTGGTAACTACCGAAAGTGAGCTTACTAAAAAAATGCAGCAGGTAAAACAGGAGCAGTTCCCGATACTTGTTGTTGTGATCCCAAGTTACGACGCTACAGGAAGCCGCGACAGCCTGAGCATGATGGCGCAAATGATAATGTTTGTGCTTAAAAAAGACCGCGCCCAGGGAGCTACCGAAACAAACCAGATGTCCGACATGGAAGAAACCCTTGCAATTACTAATGCTATCGCCGGTTTCCTGCTTAATGGCTTTGCTGATTACGAGGATTGTATTTTTTATCAGGGAATACAACCCGCTTCGATACACATCGATCCTGAGTACAACTACCTTGGCTGTAGTGGCTGGAGCCTGGGATTTACAATTAAAAATTAAAACAAATTATTATATGACAGACACTATGAAATCAGAATGGAGAAAAGCTTTGTGGACTGTGGTAGTTGCAGGGATTATTGCTATTGTGAGTAATTTCATTCAGAATATTTCGGCGCAATCATCGATGAATGAACAATTAAAAGTCATGCAGAGTGAAATAACTCTGATCCGCTCAAAAATTGATATTATTCAGATCCAGATGGGTAACAAGGTTGACCGGGAGACGCTTGACAATAACATAGTTATTATGAACGGAAAGCTGGATGAGATGGGTACCAGGATTTTTGAAATTTACAAGGAAGTTAAACGATAAACTCTTAAAAAATGGGAAAATTTAAAGACGAAAACGGAAAAACCCGCGTAGGGGCTTTCCTGGAGACCGTTGCTCCAACTGTTTTAGACCTGGCTGGAGATCTTACCGGGGTTGGCGCCCTTAACAAGCTTGGCGAATTGATTGACAAAAGCCCTGATATGAGCGAGCAGGATAAAAACATTGCGCTGGAGATGCTCCGTTACGATGTTGAAGACCGGAAGAGCGCACGTGAGATGCAGGTTGCAGCATTGGCTCAGGATGATGTTTTCTCGAAAAGATTTAACTACTACCTGAGTAGTGCAATAATTATTATTTTTGCTGTGCTGATGGTACTTTTGTTCTTTGTTACGATACCTGAAGGAAACAGCGAAATAGTTTACATGGGATTTGGAACGTTTATCGGGATTGTTGGCACGGTTGCAGCCTTTTATTTTGGCAGCAGCTCCGGAAGCAAAGACAAAACAGAAGGATTAATGCAGGCTCTAAAGAGCCGACGAAGATAACCACCAGGGCCGGAAGAAACAGAAAAGTGCCCGCTATGTGTTTTATAGCTCCGGATTAATTTCCGGGGCTTTTTTTTTGCTGTAAAACGTCCTTTTCTCATCATTAATGAGGGTTTATTTTCGCTGCATGGAAGGTAAATATAATGATGTTGAGCTGCTTTTTATCCGTGAAGTTCTGGATGAATTCGGTGACGACCTGGTTGACAGGCTTACCGAGGAAGTTGAGAAACGCGAGTTAAAGAAATCGGGCGACCTGGTAAACAGCCTCTCGGCTAAAGTTACCAACGAAGGCATTAATCCAAAACTCGAAATAAGCTTTTTTGGCTATGGCCGTGCGATTGAGATAAAATGGCATAAACTCCGTAAGAACCGGCGTGCTTTTAACGAAAGTACAGAGGTTTATTTGTGGGGACACCGCAAAAAGCGGTTGAAAAGCAGCAGTAAAAAGGCTAAAGACACGCTCTGGTATTCGCGCACGGCTTACGGTAGTATCAACCGGTTATTATCCATCCTATCCACCAACTACTCAGAACATGAGCAGGAACGATTAAAGAATTTGCTTAACCGCCAAAAAATAAGGCTTACACCATGAGTTTAAAAATAGACCGGCTACAGCTTGATATCGTGATCAACAACGACCAGGCGCGTAAATCGTTACGCGAGCTGGAAGATCATTCCAGGGAACTACAACGGCAAATGTCGAAGGTTCCAAAAGGCTCTGAAGAATGGAACAAGATGAACACCCGCCTGAAGGAATTAAAGGTGCAGCATGATAAGGTAATTGAGAGCATCGGGATACAGAACCTGACGATGAAGGAACTTTCGGCCAGGCAAAGGGAGTTAAATGCTATTTTGCTTAATATGAGGCCTGGCATGAAAGGCTATGAGGACTTGAAGCAGCAGCAGATCGAGGTTGGCAAGCGACTAAAGGAATTGAAAAGCGGAGCGCAAGAGACATCGTTCTCGATTGATAAACTTGCCCAGGGTTTTAATAAGTATTTTGGATTGCTTACTGCTGGACTTGCCTCACTCACCGGCGTATATTTCAGCTTACAGAAATTGGTAACAGGATCGGCCGAATTATCGGACGCATTAGCTGATGTGCGAAAAACTACCGGACTTACCGATGTTGAAGTTAAGCAACTTGCCAAAGATTTAAAAACGATTGATACAAGATCATCGCGCAGTGAGCTTTTAGAACTTGCCAGAATAGCCGGTAAACTTGGCGTTACAGGAAAAGATGATATCCTTGGGTTTGTTCGCGCAGCAGATCAGATAAGTGTGGCTCTGGCTAACGATCTGGGCGGTAATGTTGAAGAGGCCGTGAACCAGATCGGTAAATTAGTTGATATTTTCAAGGTTAAAAATGAGTATGGCCTGGAGGCCGGGTTACTTAAAACCGGATCAGCAATTAATGCACTTGGCGCAGCATCGACAGCTAATGAGGCTTACCTTGTAGAGTTTGCAAAACGTATGGGTGGCGTTGCCAACCAGGCAGGAATTTCGATACAGCAAATACTTGGCCTTGGTGCAACTCTGGACCAGCTTGGCCAAACTTCGGAGGTTTCTTCGACCTCACTGATGGGATTATGGGTTGATATGTTTAAGAAACCCGGCGAATATGCTGATATCGCGAAGATGAGCATGAAGGAATTTACCGACCTTTTGAAAACGGATGCCAACGAAGCGTTTATCCGCTTACTTGACGGACTTAACGGCAACAACGACGGCTTAACGGCCATGGCCAATAAACTTGATGGCCTTGGCCTGGATGGCAAACGCTCGATAAGTGTACTGGCAACACTTTCGCAAAACACGCAGATGCTCAGACAACAGCAAACGTTATCGAACCAGGAATTTGAAAAAGGTACTTCGCTTACCAAGGAATTTAATGTAAAAAATGAAAACCTTGGAGCAACAATGGCTAAAATAGGCAAAGCGATAGGACAATGGTTTGTTAGTTCGAAAATGGTTGATATCATTGGAAATATTGCTACCAGAATACTTGATATTGTTAAAAATAGTGGCACACTAAACGAGCAGTTTACAGCTCAAGCCAAAAAGGTTGATGAGTTGCAGCAAAACATAAATCCTTTACTGAGCAGGTATGATGCATTGAAAGATAAAGCCATACTAAACAGCGCTGAACAGGCTGAATTAAAAAATATTATTGAACAGGTAGGCGCTGCTATTCCCAATGCGGTTACCCAGTTTGATAAATATGGCGTTGCCATTGGGTTAAATTCTGATGTTGCCCGAAAATACATCGAAGATCAGGCTGTGTACATGAAGTACATTAATAAGCAGGCTATTGAAGAGGAAGAAAAAACACTTAAGGACCTTGAAGAGAAATACGCAAACATGACCCAGCGTATGGAGGAACTAAACAGCACGGGTAAATTGTCGGTTTACGTAAAAGGTTCTCAGGTGGACAATCAGGCTACTGAAGAAGAGATAACCGAATTCAGGCGGCAATATGCTTTACTTGAAGGTGATGTACAAGGATCGAAAGAAACCATCAAGAAACTCAATGGCGAAGCATTGAAGGAAGAGATAAAAATGCGTGAAGATGCTGTGGTGCAACAACAGGAAGATGTTATAGTGATGAGTGATGCCGACAAAAAAGCCCAGGAAAAACTTTTGGCAGATAAAAAGAAGGCCCAGGAGGATTACTATAATGACGTTGCCAAACTTGCTGATGATGCGTTTAAAAAGTCGCTGAGCAAAGATGAACAGGAACTACTTGCGATTGATGAAAAATACCAGGCACTTTATGCCAAAGCTGATTTAGCCGGACAGGATACATCAGCTTTACAACAGCAACATGCTGATGAGCTTTCGGCAAAGCAACTGGAAATTGAAGAGCGTACCCAGCAGGCAATTCTTGAGTTAAAGCAAAAGTATGGCATTGATGTTACTGCCGAAGTGATGGCGTTGGAGCTTGCACAGCTTTATGATTTGAAAGCTAAAGAACTAATTACGGAAGACCAATTCCTTCAAGCAAAACAGGCTCTTATTGATAAGTACAATAAAAAGGATTTAAAGGCAGAAAAACAGGCTGCAAAAGATGCTGTTCAGATTGAGAAATGGAAACAGGAAGGGAAGATGGCTGTTGTTGAAGCTACTTCGAATCTTGTGCAGACGATTTTTAAATCTGAATCGATTGCGGCAAGGATTGCAGCTTCGGCCATGGCGATTATTAATACCTGGGCAGCAGCAACAGCGGCCTTAGCTCCACCACCATTTGGCGCTGGTCCCATTGCCGGTATTCCGTTTGCAACGGCAGCAGTGATAAATGGCTTGGCAAATGTTGCCAGGATAAATGCCGTTCAGTTTGCCGGTGGCAAGTACGATGTAATTGGCGCCAGCGATGGAAAGACTTACCGCGCTGATTATGCGCCAACTTCAAAAACAGGAGTTTATAATGCGCCAACGCTCATCGGCGACGGTGCGCCGGAGCTTGTGATTGACGGTCCAACCCTGCGAAACATGCAGATGAATGCACCGGGATTAATCCAGGCGATACTTCAAATGAGAGTGCCGCAATACAGCTCTGGCAATTATGGCAGCGTGAGTGATCAAAAGGTTCAAAAGGTTCAATCCGTTCAACCATCTGACAACGTAGCATCTGCTATGATGCTTACATTGCTTGCTGAGATTTCGGCAAAGCTCGACAATCCTACCAGAGCAGCAATCAGTTACAGCGATCTGGATAAATCAATTAAGGAAGTTGAAACAATTAAAAATAGTGTCAGTAAATGATAACGATAACAAAATATCCCGAGCCGGTGGTTCTGGCTGGCAATAAGGTGCTGGTAAATGCTACCGGTACAAAAATGTACAGCAATGCCGGGCAACATAGCATTTTTAGAATACGATGCTATCTCAGCGAAGCTATAACTGCCGGAAGCAGCGTAACACTGTCATGGGGCAATAAATCTGTTACTATAATTTTCCAGGGGGCAAATCCTGATAATTCGCCGTTTATTTTCAGTCCTACATTGGCAATAACCCAGTATTGGGCTGAGTACTTTTTCCAGTTCCTTCAGAATATTTATCAGTTTGATGCTGATTTCATTTTGTCGCTTGATATTTCGTCAGGAGTTTATTTCGATATTACGTTTACTTCACGCGAAAAAGGCAGCAATTACACCATTACTTCAACCCCTGATGTTAACCTTACATTTGTAAATGTGCAACAAGGTTTGGACCCGGTTATCCGATCAGGCTATCAACACATTTTCCAGGTTAAAGACACCGACGGAAACATTATTGGCGAGGAAGCCATAACCCCGGATGCAAACCAGCAGTCAGTTTTCGATACTTCGGAATACCTTTATAACAGGCTCGAACTGAACAGGGCTGCCGTTGAAGGCTTTTCGTTTCCGGTGCAGGAAGACAAGATTTTTGAGCGCGGCGCCCAGGCACTCCGGTTTTTTGTGCGCTATGCCGAAAAATGGGATCAGACGGTGCAAACAATGTACAGCGGCGCAATATGTACCGCGCTGATGGGCGGATTAAGCAAAGTTAAAGAGGCAGAGTTTACAGCTTACGGAACAACGTTTTCGGCTTTGCTGGATGATGAACAGTTTTTCCTTACCTGGCAACCGGTTACAAAACGTAACTCGTTGTCTTCGACTGAACGGCTTTACTTTTACAACAACGCAAACCGTACAATCTATCTAAAATTCAAAGTCTATTTTTATGATGGAACCACTTCAACCACAACCAACCCCGATTTCCTCACTATTCAGGCAGTAGTAGGAAAGGTTTACGAATTCGATACTTCAGCAGGTTTCTTCCCAAATCCGACTTCACCTATCGAAAAATATGAGGTATGGCTTGAAACTACAGATGATGAACGCATCAGCGAAATACGCACTTACCAGGTCGATTATACTTTTTACCGCAATGAGCAACACTTTATTTTCCGTAACAGTCTGGGCGAATTTGATACGGTAAGATGTACAGGAAGGTTAAAAAGGCAGGGCGAATTTAACCGCGAAACCTTTACCGACGACGACAATGAGCGTCATCAGCTTACCAATTTGATTGATGCTACCTACAGCATAGAAACAGGCAGCATCCCGGGAGACCATGCCAGGTGGCTCGAAGATATGATGTTGAGCAAGGAAGTTTACTGGCTCACGCAAAACCAGTCGCTGCCGATCATCGTCACGAATAAGAAAAGCACGGAGCAGGTTGACGACCAGCGCCGGTTTAATGTTTCGTTTGATTTCGCCCTTTCGGCAATCGAAACGTACAGCGCCGCGCCATCAACACGCAATGCAGTTTTAGAGGAATTAACCGGCAACAATAACGGAAACATCAATGCTTAAAATCAAAGTTGGCACCGAATATCTGGACATGGGAAAGTTCTCGGTTTCCTTTGAGCTGCTTTCGCCGGTTTTTAACGACGTTGGCAGTTTCAGTTATCCGTTCACACTTCCGGCCACAGCCAAAAATAAGCAGGTTTTAGGCTTTCCGGCAAAGGTTAACTACGCAAATTTCACCACGCAAAAGGTAGCCGTTGAGTTGTTCCTGAGCGGACTTTTCTGGAAACGCGGCAACCTGGTAATCACCGAGGCCAACAAAGACAGCATCCGGGCAAACTTCACTGTTTCGGAAGGTTATTTTTATTCGACGATTAAGGATTTGAAGCTGGCGGATTTAGATTTGGGGGGAGAGCGCTGGCATTTTGATTACGAAACGGCACCATTCAGCCCGTTTAATGCAATTTTCGATAAATCATATCCTGAAGTTGATTTCATTTTATTCCCTGTTTTTTGGCCTGAATTTTATGGAGACACAGCGAAAGGAACACTGCTGAATGATACGTTTTTCGGTTATGTTAACTGGTTTAATCATGAATTCCCGTTTTATGGCGAAGAAGCAAATACGCTTGTTTTGTTCCCATTCCTCAATTACGTTATGAAACAAGCATTTGCCAGGTTAAATATTAACCCGACAAAAAACATCTTTACACAGGATCAGTACCTCAGACAACTGGTGCTTTTTAATCATATTTCGTGTAATGTATGGACCGTTGAAGAAGAAGGCGTTACTCCTGTTACAAATACAGAACACCGGTTTAGTCTGAATAATTATGTTCCGGATCTCACGGTTTCTGAACTGTTCGATTTTCTAAACAAAATATTCAAAAGCATCGTTTTTTATAATGATTTTTCAGGTGATATTTCGATAATCCTGTTGCGCGACATTTTACAGAGCAACGATATTATTGGTCTGGATGCACCTTTTAAAATGAATTATCTAAAGCTGAATGAGTATGATGGTTTTACGATGAGTTATGTTATTGATTCGTCGGATAAATCGGCAGAACAGTATTTTAAAGATATTTCAAAGTTCAATTTTAAAGGTGAATTATCAACCCTGGCCGAGCTGCCAGACAGTAATAACCTGCTTTTTGATTTGTACTTTATCCGTGATATTCACAAATATTACTATTACAATGTTACCTATTCGATTGGTGGAGATGTAGGCGAATTTGTGGAATATTCGGATGATCTTTTGACGATAACCGAAGGAAATGGCGATTTTGAATTTGAGATTCCAGGCGTTTTTGCAAAATCAGCACGAAGGCAGATTTGCGCAAATGACGGCGCTTTTCAGGAATATGAAGTCCCTTTGGTTTTTCCAGATAAGCCAGAGCCACGATTGATGTTTTGGCATGGTTTACAGCCAAATTTCGGGACACCCGATAAACCTTTCGGCAGCGCTTTTAATGTTTTGCCATTACAGCAAACAATTATTTCGCCATATTCTCTGGAATGGGAAGGTGAATATGGCATCAAAGAAAACTTCCACAAAAAATTTCTCGAATTCAAAAAGACTACCCGCGAGACGGAAATCAGCATGATACTTAAAGCATCGGAATTGAAAAACATTGATTTTTCGCGCAAATACCGCTTTGCCGAAGCCAACTGGCTACTATCCTCAATAAAATTTACGGTAACGAATGACAGGATTTCACCGGCTACAATTATTGCTTACAAGGTTTAAATTGTCCTTTTCTTAAACTTAAATTCATAACATTTTTGCTTAAAATAAAATTCGGATGGCGAAGTACACAAAAGCACAGGTTGATGAAAAGATAGCCTTAATTTTGGATAATAATTCAAAATTGGTTAACGCTGCCATAGTACGGGCAGTTTTGGCTACTTTGCGCGATATGGAGCAACTGGCTTCGTACATCAAACACGTAAACCTTACCCTCGACACGCTTACCGTCGAAGATGCGCTAACAGCCATTACCAACGCCAACATTCCGGTTTTTAACGTCAACCGCCCATACAAGGCCGGTTTTACGGTTTACTGGCAATACATCCTTTACGTTGCCAACATCGACATCGTTACGGGTGGACAAACGCCTGATATTTCGGCTAACTGGATTCCGGTTGCCGGTGGATCGGGTGGCACCATGACGGCAGGGCAGATAAAAGCAGCCCTGGAAACTTTGCAAGGAACGGCCCGCCTGAGTGCTTCGGCAATTAACGGTTTACTCACCGATGCCGACCAGCTTACTTACGATGATCCTGCTTTTGGGTTTATCGGTTCAGCGCTCAATTACCTGGTTTTGCGGCAAAATATGGACTATTCGCAAACTTTGGCTTACAAAGTTGGGAATATCGTTTTTTACAACAGTAAACTTTACAGGTGTAAACTTGCCTGCGTAAATGTACCGCCAACCAGCACAAACAATTGGGAGCTTGCAGTTCCGGCGCCAACTTCCGAAGCCGATTTTGTGGCATTTTACAACGATTTAGAAAAGAAAACCGATTTTGTGGTTACAACCGGAGGCACTGTTTCGTTTGACGAACGCTGCCTGTTAAGCGTAAAGGGAATAAGCTACATCTGGGAAATACAAAATGAGGCCGAAAACTCGCCGATAGTTTACAAAATCCGCAAATCGTTTGATTATGATTTTGATACGGCAGGAACATACACCATCAGGCTTTCGGTTTTTAATTCGGAAGGCGGGCTGATAGATTCCATCGAAAAGCAATCGTTTATTGAGGTTGCCGATACCATCCCGGATTTTACGGTTTATTATGGTACTTCGGAAGACACAAGCGTAAGCCAGGGCGAAGTTGAAGCAGGGACAACCTACATTGATACTACACCAATTGAAACTCAGATTGACTACAACATAACAACCCCAGCCGTTCCGTGGTTTGCTGCACCAGCTTCTAACGAATACACGCATTTTCAGGGACAGATAGCCGGATGGATGCCAATATCTGACGGATGGACAAAATCACAACTGTACATCAACAGCATTCTTTACACGCTTTATGTTTATACTTATCCTACACAAGTAAATTATTTCATGTTTAAAAAAATAACATCTTAACAAAATGCCAATAGCACGAATACCATTAGGTACAGGAATTTCGATAAATGCCCCGGCCGGTCCTGATCATAAAATGAATGTAGGAGGAGCCGATTCCGTTTATTCAACAAAGGATGGCGCAACTGGAATACCTTCTTATTGGAGATATGAAGGGATGCCGGTTTGGGCTAAAGAAGAAGGTGTTTGGAATAAATACATCCTGGCTGCTGATCTTACTACATGGATACCAGACATTGGCGGAGTTTCGCAGGAAGATTTCGACGAGCACGTTGCAGCTGCTAATCCTCACGGAACAACGGCTGCGGATATTAATACCTTATTTGCAAATCAAACCGTTGAAGAAGCGCTTATTTATCTTTCAGGATTAGCCGAAAACGCGGCCACACAAGCATCATTAACAGCACATACTGGCAATAAATCTAATTCTCATGAAGTAAATGCTTCGCAAATTCCAACATCAATTTTATTATCAAGTGTTCAAACATTGCTGGATTTATTGCGTACTGATGTTGATTTAAAAGCTACAATACAGTCGCTTACTACTCACGCTAATTTAAAAATTCATGCCGGAGCTACGGCCAGCGACTTACCTTCAACAGGAACATGGGCAACAGTTCAGGCAGCAATTACAGGCTTGCAAAATTTAATCCTGGCAATTGACACGCTTAGCGAATTAACCGGAGCAGCTGCATCAAGCAATGTAACGAATTTATCATTTCTTAAAGGTTTAAATGGTACTCCTTATACTTTAGCAACTGCAAATCCTACATCATTAAACTTTACAGCAAAAAACATCTATAAAGCAAATTTTTCGGCTGATACTACAATCACCCACATTACAAACCCAGTTGATGGAGGATTGTACTGGCTTGTTTTAGGATTTACAGCGACGGCAACAGTAACTTTTAATAATACAGCCATATCTGGATTAGACCCGATTAAAGGATACGCCGGGACAACCTGCCTGCTTACCGGTGTTTATTACGACAGTAAATGGCACTTTACCAGGAGTGAGTTATTCGACCTGAGATTTACCTATTATTATGGGGTTTCGACTGACACAACAGTTCTCGCACCCGAAATTATTTTACAAGGCACATCAGCAATATCCGGTAAAATCCAAAATATTAAGGTTAACTACAATATGGCTGATATAGCCTATCCGTGGTTTGCTGCACCGCAGGCAGTTCCTTTTACGATGGTTCAGGAAGTATTGGGCGACCCAATGACGATTGAAAGCAGGTTTACAATCACAACCGTCCTTATAAACTCGGTTACATACAATGTTTATGTTCACAAATCATATCCTACACAGATTTCAACTTTAACATTTATACTTTAAAACATGGCAAACGAAATAAATATCGGGGTTCAGATAAAATCCCACGGACCCTGGCCTGACATCAGCAAAATGTTTGTTGGATTCGATTTCAGCGATTACGCAAACAAAGAGGCTATCCCGGTTGAGCTTCGGTTTAAAGACATGGTTGTTTTTGAGAATTTAAGCGGCACCGTTAAGGAATATCAGCTTAAAACTGCTACTGCCGACGAAAACTTTGTGGAAACAACCAAAATCGACAAAGCCACCCAAGCTGCAAAAGCCGCCGAAGGAATTTCGATTGGTGGGTTTTACGCATACGATCAGGGTTTAACTTTCGGAATTACCAAAGCCGATACAATTCATCCGGTGCTGGATGGTACTGAAGCAGTTTTACTCCAGGGTTATAACGAAAAGATTTCGTTTAACGCCGGAAAAGTTGTCGATGCAAACATCACAGCCGAAGCAAACCCCAGCGCCGACCTGCTCGAAATCGAATGTTCGGCAGTTCACGGACTTTCGGATGGCGACCTGGTTGTTTTGACAAACATGAACAACGCTGCACACGACGGAACTACAAAGGTTACAGTTGTAAATACTACGAAATTTACCTGCGACGACATTGATTATGTTGCCGGAGCGGGCGCATCGGCTGGATC